AGTTCTCGCAATTACAAGAAGCTTCTGATAAACTACACCGTCAAGGTTACTATAAGATGTGGCCTAAAGAGTACTATCGAGACGTCGTGGTATCAAGACAAAAAACTTATAGACGAATATTCGGAGGTCAAGATGTTTAAAAAGAAACAAGCAATGAAAAGAGGCGGAGTAGTTAAAAAACGTGGTGGTGGCATGTTAGAAATGAAACGTGGTGGAAAAGTAAAAAAAGGCAAGAAAAAATCTGTAAAGAAAAAGAAAAAATAGATGCCCACTTACTCTTCAACCGCTAATTTTGATTTATCTATAGATGATATATCTGAAGAAGCATTTGAACGATGCGGTCTACAAATTCGTAGTGGCTACGATATAAAGACCGCAAGACGTTCTTTAAATCTTATGTTAGCTGAATGGGCTAATAGAGGATTGAATCTTTGGACAATTCAAAAACAAGAAAAAACATTAGCGGCAAATACAACATCTTTAACAGGAACTAATTTATTTGGATCTGGCGCAAATGACAGTCAACAAATTGTTGATATCACTGATGTTATTATTCGCGATTCAAGTAATAATGATTATTCTACAACAAGTATTAGTAGAGCTACGTATTGGAACTATACCGTTAAAACGACCAGCGGACGACCAACTCAATACTATTTTGAACGTACGATAAACCCAACACTATATCTATATCCTGCTGCAGATTCAGCATACACTCTAATATATTACGCTCTTGTTCGGATGAAGGATTCGGGCGATTACACGAATAATAATGAGATTCCTTTTCGATTTCTTCCATGTCTATCTGCTGGATTAGCTTATTACATAGCTATGAAAAAAGCGCCAGATAGAATTCAACTTTTAAAACAAATTTATGAAGATGAGTTTCAACGTGCCGCAGATCAAGACGGTGAAAGAACAAGTTTATATTTAACACCTAAAACATATTTACCAGGAGCCTAAATGGCTAAATATGCATCAGGTAAATTTGCTCAACGAATATCTGATCGTTCTGGTATGGCTTTTCCTTATAATGAAATGGTGCAAGAGTGGAACGGTTCGTGGGTTCATTATAGTGAATTTGAACCAAAACATCCTCAACTAGAACCCTTACCAAAAGTATCTGACCCACAATCTCTGCAGTATGCGAAATCACAAAAAATTAGTGCGATTGTTCCTTTGACAACTAACATCTATGGTAGAAATATATTTGGTTCTAAAAAACAAACTATATCTCAATTTAACCCTATTCCTGCTCCAGGAGCATATGAAACAGTTGTAGTTAATACCATGCAACCTATAGATGGCACCGATCAAGAAAATAAAGATATAGAAATTAAATCATTTTTAGGTACAATAACAGTGAGTATAACATGACAACTTATTCAGAATTACAAACACAAATTAGAGATTATACAGAAACATCTAGTGATGTTTTAACAGACGCTATTATTAACGATTTTATTGAACACGCAGAAAAACGTATATTTAGAGATATTGATTTAGATGTATATCGATCTTATCAATTTGCTAGTTTAACTCAAGGAAACTCTTTTGTCACCTTACCAGGTGCAAATACAGGACAATTAGCCTTTATTCGTTCGGCACAGATATATCCTTCATCAGGAACTCCTACACGTACGTATTTAGAGCAAAAAGATATTTCGTACATGAATGAATATTGGCCAGATAGAACATCTCAAGCGCAACCAAAATACTATGCAATGTGGGATCAAGACACAATATACCTTGCACCTACGCCAAATTCCAATTATAATATCGAATTAGCTTTGAACAAGCAGGAGACTGGATTATCCTCATCTAATACAACAACTTGGGTGAGTACAAATGCTCCAAGAGTTCTTTTGTATGCTTGCCTATCGGAGGCATATAAGTTCTTAAAAGGGCCAGATAATCTTTTAGCTTTCTATGAACAAGGCTATCAACAAGCATTACAAGGCTTGCAACTTGAACAACAAGGCAGAAGAAGACGAGATGAATACTTTGATGGTGTTCTTCGTTTTCCTCTTGAATCTAAACAACCATAAGGAGATAAAAAAATGGCAATATCATCTGCAATATGCAGCACCTTTAAAAGAGATCTTTTAAAAGGTAAGCATGATTTTGATTCATCTGGTGGAGATACCTTCAAGATTGCGTTATATACTTCATCTGCAAGCTTGGGAGCAACTACAACAGATTATTCATCAAGTAACGAAATAACAAACACATCTGGTTCTGCTTACACAGCAGGAGGTAAAGCTTTAACTAATAACGGTGTAACAGGGGGTGCTTCAGCAACAACAGCTTTTGTTGATTTTGCAGATGCTCAATTTACATCAGCTAGTTTTACAGCAAACGGAGCTTTAATTTATAATACCACAACTGATGGTGGCTCAGGTACAACAGATGCAGTTTGTGTATTAGCATTCGGTGGTGACTTCACAGCATCAAACGGTACGTTTACTGTGCAGTTCCCTGCAGCAAATACAAGTGATGCTATTATAAGAATTTCGTAGGAGGACTAAATGGCTTTAGTCCTTAACGATCGTGTAAAAGAAACCACGACTACCACAGGCACAGGGGCAATAACCCTTGCTGGTGCTGTTTCTAGTTTTGAAACTTTTGCTGCTGGTGTTGGTAATAGTAATACAACGTATTATGCTATTGTACATCAAACAGCCAATGAGTTTGAAGTAGGTCTTGGTACACTTAACGGTGATAGTTCAACAATAACAAGAACAACAGTAATATCTAGTTCTAACAGTGATTCTGCTGTCAACTTTTCTTCAGGTACAAAAGATGTATTCTGTACATTTCCTGCAAGTAAAACAATGGATATGGTGCTTACCACACAAGGTGATGTGCCGTATGCTTCTGCAGCAAATACACCTGCACGTTTAGCACTGGGATCGGCTGGTCAAGTATTACAAGTTAACGCTGGTGCAACAGCTCCTGAATGGGCTACATCAAGTAGTGTTAGTGCTGGCTTCGTAATTGCAATGTCGGTGGCACTCTGATACAAGGATAATATATGGCACAAGATTTTGAAAACGCAAAAGCAAGAAATATAGGAACCTCGGCTTCTACCATTTTAACCGCTAACTCTGATGATGCAGTTATTGGTATTCGTGTTGCTAATGTGGTGACACAAACAATACAAGTAGACGTGTATATCAGCAGTGGTGGTAATGATTATTACCTGGCTAAAAACGTTAGCATTCCCCAAGGATCTTCTATGGAATTTATTGACGGCGGTGCAAAAGTAAATTTATTAACGGGAGATGCTGTAAAGGTGGAAAGCGATACAGCTAGTTCAGCAGATTGTTGGTTATCGTATATTGACAGCATAAGCACGTAAGGAGAGTAAATGGGTTATATTGGACCAAAAAATAGTGATCAATTTAAATCCATGTCTACCCAGACAATTACGGGTAATGGATCAGCAACAACATTCGTTCTAACAACACCTGTCGCAAATTCGTCAGAAATAAGATTTGTTGTCAACAACGTCGTACAAAAACCAGATGTTGATTATACAGCAAGTGGCACACAATTATCTACAGGCTCAAATGTATTAGCAGGTTCCGATGCAGCTTATGTGGTAAACATAGGAGCTGCTGTTGGATCACAAACACCGTCTGATGGCAGTGTAGATCACACCGCTATCTCAGCATCTTTTAACGGCATGTATTTAAACTTGGCAACAGTAACATCAACAGTTACAATAACCTCAGCACAGAATGCTTTTCTTGCTGGACCAGTAAACTTTACTAACACCGTAACGGTAGAAGGGACATTGACAGTTATATAATGGGAACTTTATTCGTAGATAAATTAGATCCACAATCAGGAACATCATTAGAGATTGGTAGTTCAGGGGACACTATGACGGTGCCTTCAGGCGCTACATTTAATGTCGCTGGAACCTTACAAAGTGGTGGAGCTGCTTTAGGTAATACACCTGCTTTTTATGCTTATCTTAATACAAATCAAACTGGTGGTACAGGTGCAGATACAATAATTACTTTAAATGCAGAAGCATTTGATAGTGATAACGCATTTAATACTACTACTTATAAATTTACTCCACAAACAGCAGGAAAATATTTTTTATATGGACAAGCAAGAATAGATAGTGGAACAGATTTTAACATGCTAACAAACGTTATTACATTAAATGGTTCTCAAATTGCTAGAGGTTTTAACAATAACGATTATACAAACACGGTTAATGTTTCAACTATTGTAAATATGAATGGTAGTTCGGATTATATTCAAATGTTTGCTATGCAAAATTCTGGTGGAGATTTGGCTTTTGCTGGAAGTGGATCACAAGCTAACTCAGGTACTTATCTTATGGGTTATAAATTAATAGGAGCATAACATGATAACAATTTTAAAAGGAGGTCTATATGGCAAGTCTATCAACTAAGGTTAGTCTTTATTGTACCGCAAACAGCAAAACAGCTGATTTCGGTCCAGAAGGCAATGTATCTTTACAGGATGACTCTAACGGTAAAGGCCCGTATATAAAGAGCTGGAGCGTGTCAGGATTGGATAAACCAACTGATGCAATTCTTGCTAATTATGAAACGGCTGGAAATACTGAAGAGACAAATAATACTGTAAGAGGTAAAAGAAGAGCGCTTTATGGTGAGATTGGCGATCAGCTGGACGAGATATACAAGAATATTGATTCTTGGAAGGCTCGCATCAAGTCGATCAAAGATGCTAACCCTAAATCGTAAAGGAGTAAATAGTGAGTAAAGTACAAGTAGATACGATAGATACCAGATCGGGAACGTCTACCATGCAAATTGGTAGCACGAACACGACTACTATTAACTTAGGCGTTTCAGGTGACACGGTCAACATCCCGTCAGGGGTGACGATCGCTAACGCTGGTACAGCGACTGGCTTTGGTGTTGATAATACTCCAAACTTTTATGTTATAAGATCTGGTGCACAAGCTATATCCAATAATACCTATAGTAAAATTCAATACCAATCTGAAACTTGGGACAGTGATTCTGCATATGATACTAGCAATTACAGATTTACAGTTCCGTCTGGAGAAGCAGGTAAATATTATTTTGGAATAATTTTTTATCTTGAAGGTTTAACCGATGGTCAACAATTTAGATTAAAAATTTATAAAAATGGAGGTGCACACGCACCAGAACCATTACAACAACTAACAATGCCAGGTTCTACAGATGCAAGTGGTTTTGCATCAATAATT